TAAAATTTTTTTGTCCCTATAAATTACAATCCTTGAACATCTATCAACTTTGAGTTACATTTGCCACTTCGGTTAACCTCCTGCAAGCATCATAGGGTTTAAGTAAGATGACGGTAGAGCTTCAAGTAGATCGAGGAGTGCCTCTTTTAGATGATGAGCCTTTCTGTGATTTAAAAATCCGCGTCGCTGCCGCCTGTGAGACAGTTAATTACCTCTCCGCTGTTGATGATACGGAGCACCCCCACCTAGAAACCAAAGCCTCTGCTGATGACGCTGACCTAGCGGTCGAATTAGCGCAGGAATACGCGCAAGACCCAGAGAAAGCCTCGAAAAAAATGTCTCGGAAGCGATTAGCGAAGATGACCCCCGCCTCGTTAGTACTCACTAACGCTATTTTGGTAGAATTTGGCACCTCAGTAGCAGAAAGTGCCACTCAAATACGGTATTTAGTCACTAATAAGCTCATTCTGGAGACTGACAGCCCCGATGCGAAGGTAAGACTTCGGGCTTTGGAGTTATTAGGTAAGGTGTCTGACGTTGGCTTGTTCTCAGAGAAGAGTGAGGTGACAATTACCCACCAAAGTACCGACGACCTACGGACAAACCTACGTAAGAAGCTGGAAAAGCTGGTTAAAGAGGTAGAACCAGACCTTATATCGAGTAATGTTACCGACGCCGAGTGGGAAAACCCCACTGATGCCCCTGAAGTACCTATTGAGTTTGAGGGCACCGTGCTAGATGTAGACGAGGAAATGTACGGCGAGTCAAAAAGTGAGTGAGGTGGCTCTCCAGACTGAGTTTGACTTCTCAGAGGAGGAAATAACCCTGCTGATGGACAATATCGACGACTACACCCCTGATGAGGTGGTCGAGATAGACAAGATGGTCAACGAGTTGGCAAATCGGAAGGCGAACCAGCTTGCCTATGATGACCTGATAGAGTTCTGTAAGGCCATGATGCCGGAATTCATTGTTGGTAAGCACCACCGCATTCTTGCCGATATGCTCATGGCGATTGAGCGTGGTGATAAGGACAGGGTATGCGTTAATGTTCCACCGCGTCATGGTAAGAGCCAAGTAGTCTCTATTTTCTACCCCGCGTGGTTCTTAGGGCGTAATCCCGATAAGAAAGTCATGATGGTCTCCCACACCACGGATTTAGCCGTGGATTTTGGGCGGAAGGTGCGTAATCTCATCGCTACCGACGACTATGGAGCTATATTCCCCTCCGTGAAGCTGGCCCAAGACAGTAAGTCGGCAGGGCGTTGGAACACTAACGTGGGTGGTGAGTATTATGCCTGTGGCGTAGGCTCCTCTATCGCTGGGCGTGGTGCTGACTTGCTACTGATTGACGATCCCCACTCTGAGCAGGATGTGATCAATGGCAACTTCTCGGCGTTTGTTCGGGCCTATGACTGGTACACGTTTGGGGCACGGACACGGTTAATGCCGGGGGGAAGAGTAGCTATCGTAGCCACCCGCTGGCATATGGACGATCTGACAGGGCGTGTAGTGAAGGATATGGCCCAGAATGAGCGTGCAGATGTGTTTGAGATCATAGAGTTCCCTGCGATACTTGAAGTTGATGATGAAGAGACAGGGAAGCCGATTCAGAAAGCGTTATGGCCTGAATTCTTTGATGTTGAAGCCCTACTGCGTACTAAAGCGTCAATGCCGGTGTTCCAGTGGAATGCCCAGTACCAACAACAGCCCACCGCTGAAGAAGCTGCGATAGTCAAGCGTGAATGGTGGAACATGTGGGAAGAGGAAGACCCCCCGAAGTGTGAGTATATAATCATGACGCTTGACTCCGCTGCGGAGAAGCATAATCGAGCTGATTATACTGCACTAACCACATGGGGGGTCTTCCTCAATGAGACAGTAGACGCGTACCACATCATCCTGCTCAATAGCATCAAGAAACGGCTGGAGTTCCCTGACCTTAAGGATCTGGCGATGGAGGAGTACGAGGAGTGGGAACCCGATGCGTTTATCGTTGAGAAGAAGAGTTCTGGGGTAGCCCTGTACCAAGAAATGCGCCGGATGGGTCTCCCTGTACAAGAATATACCCCCCATAGAGGTTCTGGTGATAAGCTGGCACGGTTGAATTCTGTCGCTGATATAGTAGCATCGGGCTTATGTTGGATGCCGCAGACCCGTTGGGCCGAAGAAGTAATCGAGGAAATCGCTGGATTTCCGTTTGCATCCCACGATGATTTAGTTGATGCGACTGTCATGGCCCTGATGCGATTCAGGAACGGCGGCTTCATACGACTCCCCAGTGACGAACCAGAAGATGTGCGGTACTTCAGGGGCAGAGGTAAGGGCGCTGGGTCTAAATATTACTAAGAGACTATAGATGAATTTTACGCTAACTAGATTCAAGTATGGTACTAATGAGACCGTGGGAAGACTTGTTAACGACGCGCCGGGTCTTATTTTCTGGACTATTGAGAACCCTTGGTTAGATAATACACCAAACATCTCCTGTATTCCCGAGGGGCTATACTATCTTGAGCGGTATGACTCCCCGTCACATGGCGCTGACACTTGGCAGTTTATCAACGTGCCGAACCGCACATTCTGCCAGATCCACGTAGCTAATTATGCGAGTGACGTAAGTGGTTGTATTGGTCTTGGATCACAGGTGATGTCTAGAATGGACGGTGTATCAAACAGTAGGGACGCAATGAATCTGTTTACAGACATGACCGCTGATCTTCACAGTCTGAAAATGACAATAAACTCTGGAGTAACAAAATGAGTATTGAAAAGGGTATTGCTACGGCTCCCCTAGGCGAGATAGATGAGGTAGGTGAGATAGATGATATAGAGACTATGTTAGGCGCTAGCCTAGAAAGTGCCTCCGAGATGCTCCTGCCTGACGGTAGTATGGAGATAATCCTGCTCGAAGATATCAGTGAAGCAGACTTCATGTCCTTTGATGCTAATCTTGCTGAAGCCTTGGACGAGGGTGAACTGCAAGGGTTAGCAGAAGACCTCATTGGTTTGGTTGAAGCCGACACCGACTCCCGCAAGGAATGGGCTGATACGTTTGTTAAAGGGTTGGATGTGCTAGGCATGAAAACCGAAGATCGGACGGAGCCTTGGGAAGGCGCTTGTGGTGTCTACTCCACAGTCCTTGCCGAAGCAGCGATCAGATTTCAAGCTGAAACAATGAGTGAAACATTCCCAGCGGCTGGCCCAGTACGTGTAAAGATCTTAGGAGAAGAGACTCCAGACAAGATTGATGCTGCTGAGAGAGTCAAGGCAGACATGAACTACGAGCTGACTGAGCGCATGGTCGAGTACCGCCCGGAACATGAGCGGATGCTCTACAGCCTAGGGCTGGCGGGGTCTGCGTTCAAAAAGGTTTATTATGATCCAACGTTGGGTCGTCAGGTAGCGATCTATATTCCCGCAGAAGATGTCATCGTGCCTTATGGCGCTAGTCACATAGAGACTGCTGAACGTGTTACCCACATCATGCGGAAGACCAAGAACGAATTAAAGAAGCTCCAAGCGGTGGGGTTCTACCTTGATACTGAGCTAGGTGACCCTGAACCGTTCACTACAGATATCGAGAAGCGGAAGGCTGAAGAAGGTGGTTACTCGATTACCGATGATGACCGATACACGATTTATGAGGTACACGCGGATCTTGTTATTCCCGGTATTGACGAGGGAGAAGAGGAGGAAGAAGACGGTGGGATAGCACAGCCCTATGTGGTAACCATTGAGCGTGGCACAAACAACGTTCTGGCTATCCGCAGGAACTGGGACGAAGAAGATCCCCTGATGATCAAGCGGAACCACTTTGTCCACTATGTCTACGTGCCCGGATTTGGGTTTTATGGACTCGGACTGATCCACATTATTGGCGGCTATGCGAAGGCAGGTACGTCTATTATACGTCAGCTTGTTGATGCAGGAACGTTGTCTAATCTACCCGGAGGTCTCAAATCCAGAGGGCTGCGGATCAAAGGTGATGACTCTCCCATAGAGCCGGGGGAATGGAAGGATGTGGATGTACCGTCTGGGGCCATCCGCGATAACATCATGCCCCTTCCCTATAAAGAACCAAGTCAGACGCTGTTAGCCTTGCTAAATCAGATTACCACTGAAGGTAAGAGGTTAGGGGCTATCAGTGACATGAACATCTCTGACATGTCGGCAAATGCCCCTGTGGGCACCACGTTGGCGCTGCTGGAGCGTACCTTGAAGCCAATGGCTGCGGTACAGGCACGCGTTCACTATGCCATGAAGCAGGAATTTAAACTCCTCAAAGCGATTATGTCAGAGTACGCAGCTACTGAGTATGACTATATCCCTGAACGGGGGGCGATCAGTGCTCGGGTAGAAGACTACATGATGGTGGAAGTGATCCCCGTCAGCGATCCAAATAGTTCGACAATGGCGCAGCGCGTGGTGCAGTACCAAGCCGTGCTCCAAATGGCTCAGTCAGCCCCACAGATATACGACCTACCCCAGCTCCACCGGCAGATGATCGAGGTGCTAGGTGTCAAGAACGCCGATAAGCTAGTGCCCATCGAGGATGATCTGAGGCCAATTGATCCGGTTAGCGAGAACATGAACGCGTTAACAGGTACACCTATAAAGGCGTTTATCGACCAAGATAGCGAGGCGCATATAGCTACTCACCAGTCATTCATGCAAGACCCTATGGTAGCGCAGATGATCGGTCAGAATCCCCAAGGACAAGCTATTATGGCAGCGTTACAGGCGCATCTGTTTGAGCATCTAGGGTTCCAGTACCGTAAGCAGATAGAGGAGCAGCTTGGGACACAGTTGCCACCGCCTGACCAAGAGTTACCTGCCGAGGTAGAGACGACCTTATCGCAATTGCTGGCTAGGGCTGGTACGCAGTTGAGTCAAGCGCATAAACAGCAACAAGCCCAGCAACAAGCCCAGAAACAGGCTGAAGACCCCGTATTCCAGCTCCAGCAGAAGGAAGTGGCTATTAAGGAGCAGGAAGTACAGCGTAAAGCCCAGAAGGATATGGGTGAGTTGGCGATACGTAAGCAGGAACAAGACCGTATTGCCCAGAAAGAAGCGATTGAATCCGCAATTAACACGAAGAAATTGGGGCTATCTAGCCAAGAACTAGAGCTTGATGCCCAGAAAGAAGGGTTAAGAGTTGCCACAAAGACGAAGAACGACAACGATAAACTCAACCTAGAGCTATTAAGGCTCATGGAACAACAAAAGAAACCGGATGAATAATGGCTAAAACCGTCTTTGACGCGCTAAAAGATAAATTCGAGGAAGATAAATCCTCTGCACTACAATTCCTTGGATCGGGGGGAGCTAAAGACTTCGCTCAGTATAAGGAAATTACAGGAACGATCAGAGGTCTCGAATCCTGTATTTACTACGTAGAAGACCTCGCGAGAAATATGGATAACGATGATGACTGAGACAGCAATAGAGTTAACTGCGGAAGAGTTTGATGCCCAATTGCCAATACCTGTAGGGTATAGGGTACTTATAGCCTTACCACAAGTTGAGGAGACGTTCGGGGATACCGAGATCATAAAGTCTACTACAACTAGAAGCCAAGAGCATATCATGTCGATAATAGGGCTGGTGCTGGACATGGGGGATTTAGCTTATTCTGATAAAGAGCGATTTCCAACAGGTGCGTGGTGTAAAACCGGTGATTACGTGATGTTTCGTATGAATACGGGCACGAGATTCAAAGTAGGCGCAGTGGAGTATCGTTTGATGAACGATGATTCTATTGAAGCTATTGTAGCTGATCCACACGGCATAACCCGCGCATAGGAGATAGTCATGGGATTTGAAAAAGTAGAATTTGAGTTTCCTGAAGATGAGGAAATTAGTACAGAGATTGAGATAGAAGGGTCTAGTGCGACTAGCCCATTCGATGAACCAGAAGTAGAGGTGGTAGAAGATGATACCGAAGATGACGATATTGAAGTCGAAGTGGTTGATGATACGCCCCAAGCTGATCGTGGGCGTAAGGCAAGCGAACCACCAGCGGAGATTACTGATGAGGAACTTGAGGACTATAGTGACAAAGTACGTAAACGGATTAAACATTTCAGCAAAGGCTACCACGATGAACGCCGTGCTAAAGAGGCTGCGGTTCGCGAGCGTAGTGAGCTGGAACAGGTGGCGCAACGCCTTATCCAAGAGAATAGCGACCTCAAAGGAACCGTAAGTAAAAATCAGGAAGTTTTATTGGAGCAGGCTAAACGTACTGCGGCAGGGGAGATGATTCTCGCGAAGCGTGCTTATAAGTCAGCCTACGAGGAAGGAGACTCTGATAAGTTAGTTGACGCACAGGAGAAGATGACTAACGCCAAGTTTAAGTCTGATAAGTTATCCTCTTTACAACCGGAAGAAACTCCTGTAAAAATAGAAGATACACAAGAATCTTTCGCCCCAGCACCTATTGACGAAAGAGCCAACAGTTGGGCAGCGTCCAACAAGTGGTTCGGACAAGACGACGAAATGACAAGTTTTGCGTTGGGGTTGCATAATAAACTTGTCAAATCGGGGGCCGACCCCCAGACCGACGACTACTACGAGAAGATTGATTCTCGCATGCGCCAGATCTTCCCCGGAGAATTTGATGACGGGGATGTTGAGGTAGAAGTTGAACAACGCAAGAGACAGACGAATGTGGTTGCCCCCGCAACGCGGAGCACAGCGCCTAGAAAAATTAGGCTAACGCAATCACAAATAGCAGTCTCTAAACGACTTGGACTTACACCGAAGCAATACGCCGCACAGGTTGCTATAGACATGAGGAAACAATAATGGCTAACAATAGAATTGATCGTGAACATACAACTCGGGAAAAGACTACCCATAAGAAGGCATGGCAGAGGCCAGAAGTACTACCCTCGCCAGAGTTAGAAGAAGGGTATGACTTTAAATGGGTTCGTGTGAGCACTCAAGGAACCGTTGACGCTACTAATGTTTCGTCCAAACTCCGTGAAGGCTGGGAGCCTGTAAAGGCAGATGATCATCCAGAGATTACAATGGTCACCGTTGAGAACGAACGGTTCAAAGACAATATTGTGATTGGTGGTCTTATGCTATGCAAAGCCCCTAAAGAATTGTCAATAGAACGGAACACACATTATGAGCAGCAAACTGACGCTCAGATAGTTTCCGTAGACAACAGCCTCATGCGAGAGAACGACCCTCGTATGCCTCTATTTAATGAGCGAAAAACGAAGGTCACTTTTGGTAAAGGATCTTAACTTAATTTGAGGAATTTCTAATGGCTTTAACTGCCGCACCATACGGTCTAAAACCCGTAAAACGTGCTGATGGTCTGCCCTATGCAGGTGCTACTACTCAGTACTTGATTGATCCTGCTGGAGAAGGAACTAATCTCTTCTACGGTCAGGTTGTATTTGTCGGAGCCGATGGCTACCTTGCTCTTGTCACCGGAACTGGCGCTAATGCTGGCGCTCAAGCATTTCCTGTAGCTAACACCTTTACAGGTGCTGTCGGCGTATTTGTTGGATGTGAGTATGTAAACGCTCAAGGTCAAACGATCTTTGGTCAATACTACCCATCTGGCACTACTGGCGTTGTAAAAGCATATGTTGTAGACGATCCAAATGTATTGTTCCAAGTTCAACTAGACGGCGCTGCCGCTCAAGCTGACTTAGGTGCTAATACGTTCTTCGCTGCTGTCCAGTCTACCACTACGGGTTCTACCCAAAATGGTAACTCTACTAGCGCGATGGATGCAACGGTTGTACAAACGACTGCGGCATTTAGGATTGTGTCTGCTGTTTCACCCATGACCGATGCGTTTCCTGACGTTCTTGTTCGATTTAATATCGGATACAGTAGCGCCACTAATGCCGTTGGCTTGTAAGGAGAATAGTTAATGGCTATTTCAAGAGCACAATTACTTAAAGAACTTCTTCCCGGCCTAAACGCTCTGTTTGGTTTAGAGTACGCGAAGTATAGCGAAGAAACTAAAGAGATTTTTGATACAGAATCTTCTGATCGTTCCTTTGAAGAAGAAACCAAGCTGTCTGGCTTTCAGTCTGCACCTGTTAAAAACGAAGGCTCTGCCATCGAATATGACAATGCACAGGAAGCATGGAGCGCCCGATACACGCACGAAACCATCGCAATGGGATTCTCAATTACTGAGGAAGCTATTGAAGATAACCTGTATGACTCTTTGTCTGCGCGTTATACGAAGGCTTTGGCTCGTGGTATGGCGTACACCAAGCAAGTTAAAGGTGCTACCATCTTGAACAATGCGTTTGCTGCTGGAACCACTTATGGTGACGGCGTAACACTTTGTTCAGTTGCTCACCCACTTGTTTCTGGTGGAGTTAACTCTAACCGTCCTGCTGTTGTTGCTGACCTTAATGAAACTTCTTTGGAAGCGGCTATTATTCAGATATCCGGTTGGACTGATGAGCGAAGCCTATTGATCGCAGCGAAAGCTCGTAAATTGGTCATACCGCCCAATCTTCAGTTTGTAGCAACTCGTTTGTTAGAGACTCAAGGTCGTGTTGGTACTGCTGATAACGATATCAACGCTATCAATAACAACGGTGCCGTTCCTGAAGGATACACAGTCAATCACTACCTGACTGATCCTGATGCTTGGTTCCTAATGACTGACGTACCTAACGGTCTGAAGCACTTTGTTCGTACTCCAATGTCAACGTCTATGGATGCTGATTTTGATACTGGCAACAGTCGCTACAAGGCTCGTGAGCGTTACAGCTTCGGTGTATCTGATCCCCTCGGGATCTACGGTTCTCCCGGCGCACCTTAGTAGTTAGTATTAGTGGGGGGCACATGTTGCCCCCTTCTTTTTTATGTAGTATAAAGAACTTATCCCTGACAGGCGCATCCCGTGCCTGACATTAGCCACGACAGGAGATACTCATGGCGAATACAACTTTTAGCGGCCCAATCCGGGCTGGAAACATCCGAAACACTACAGGTACTACCGTAGGTACTGACATAGCTAACGTAGGCTATGTAGTCATGTCCCAGACATTTTCAACAGATGCAGCCCTTGCGGGTGGAGCTTCTGCTGCTAACGTAACAAATGTCGTTATCCCTGCTAACTCACAAATTATCGACTGTGTAATTGATTGTCCTACCGCAATGGCTAATGCTACTGCTGTCTTCAGTGTTGGTGATACTGTTGGTGGTAACGCTACATACATCAATTCGTTCAGTATTACTGTTGCATCAGGTGTAGGACGTAAGTACCCAACTACAGAAGCTGGTGGAGCACGATCTTGGGCAAATACTGGCACTGCTGATGAGCGACTGACTTGGACTACTACTGGCGCGACTAATGCTGGTGAAATCCGTGTAACTGTCCTTTATGCTCAAGCATTGAACACCGTCATTCAACCATAGAGAGGTGTTAGATTATGTCTTCTGACATTCAATCGACATTTATAAATGCGGCAGTAGCAAGTGCAGCGGCAGTGTCTACGGCTGCGGGAGTAGGTAATAACGCTGCACTTACACTAACGACTAGTCCTTATGTCCCTGACTTCCCTAGGAAGATCACTATAACTTCGGCTGGGGATGATTCTGGCATATCGTTTACCGTTGTAGGTCTAAACGAAACCGGTACGGCAGTTACTGAGACTGTTGCAGGGGTAGACTCTGGAGTAGCTACCAGTGCTAACTACTATAGTTCAGTTACTTCTATCACAGCCGTAGGTGACCCCGCTGCCAATGTATCCGCAGGTACTGCAAATGAAGTATTCGCAGCTATATTTGCGGGGCCTATGCGTTTACAGGGTCTGTACGCGGTTAACACTGCTACCGCAGGGACTATTACCTTTAGGGATACTAGCCCGACAGGAGCTATTCGTATGCGGTTTAATACGGTAGGTTCTGCTACAAGCTCGGAATACCCTGATGTACCGGATGATGGCATACTGTTTTCAGGTGGGGGATTTTTAGACTATTCCGCAGCAAACATGTCATCAATAACTTTGTTTTATTGCTAATACCTATGCGTGGCTACTATAAGTCAGGCGGGAGTGTTTCAAAGTCTCCTGCTTGGACACGGAAGGAAGGTAAAAGTAAGTCTGGTGGGCTTAATAAAAAAGGTGTTGCTAGTTATAGAAAGGCAAATCCCGGCAGTAAATTAAAGACTGCTGTTACTACTAAGCCTAGCAAACTGAAGAAGGGTTCTAAAGCGGCTAAACGCCGTAAATCTTTCTGTGCTCGTATGTCGGGCATGAAGAAACGCAATACGAGTGCAAAAACAGCAAATGATCCAAACAGCAGGATCAATAAAAGTTTACGTAAGTGGAACTGTTAATGCCTAGCAAGAGTAAAAAACAACACAATTTTATGGCGGCTGTCGCCAATAACCCTAAGTTTGCTAAGGAAGTTGGCGTCTCTAAATCCGTAGGTGCGGATTATATGGAGGCTGATAAAGGCGTAAAAGGTTTTCATGGCGGCGGTTTAGCCCGAAAACGTAGAAATCATAAGGGTTGTGGTTGTGTTATGGATAGCCGCAGGAAAAAAACTTTACATATTTAAAGGTGGATAAAAATGGCTAAACCAAGACCATTAACCAAAAAAGAAAAAGCAGAGCTTCAAAGAATTAAAGAGGCACAAGCCAAAAAGAACCGTACAAAAACCCCTGTTACTAACGTGGATACAGAAGCCTTAAATCGTGAAGATCCGATGGATAAAATGCGCCGTGCTACAGAGCAAACTGGGGTAAAGACTATGGCTAAAGGTGGTATGGCAAAAGGCCCAATGAAAAAGAACATGGGCGGTAAGGTGATGGCCTATAAAGCGGGTGGTGGTGTTACCTCTCGCGGTACGGGTAAGGCTAGAAAGACTAATTCTTGCACTATGGTCAAGATGAAGGGTAGCTAAATGCGCCAGTATTATAAGAAAGGCGGTACAGTGAAAAGAGAAGAAAGTAATGGCTAAAGGTATAAAGCACTACTTTAAAGATGGTACGGAGCATAAGGGCGTTATGCATAAGCACCCCAATGGTACGTTAATGACAGGTAAAACCATGTCAAATACCGCTAAAAAGTTACATCACTATAAAAACCTTTCTACTAAGGCTAAACAAAAAGCCAAAGCTGGTTGGAGAAAATGACTACCTCGGGCAGCACAGCATTCAATATGCCGTTCACGGAGATCGCTGAAGAAGCGTGGGAACGTGCAGGGCGGGAACTGCGGTCAGGATATGACTTGCAGACTGCTCGACGCTCTATGAACTTGATGACTATCGAGTGGCAGAACCGTGGCATTAACATGTGGACGATTGAACAGGGCTTAATTGACCTAGTTCAGGGACAAGCTACATACGCATTACCAGATGACACTATAGACCTGTTAGAGCAGTCTATCCGTACTGGAGCTAACGATGCGGTCACGCAATCAGACTTAAACCTCAATCGAATTAGCATCGTCACGTATGCGTCTATCCCTAATAAACTTACCCAGTCTCGGCCTATTCAGGTCGTCGTGCATAGGGACAGTGGGCAGACTTATCCAACAGGGATTACTCTAGCTACTACTGCTTCCAGTACAGCTACGACTATTACTCTAAGTAGTGTTGCAGGATTACCTCCCGCAGGTTTTGTGAAGATCCAAAATGAGATATTGAACTACGGACATATCGTGGGCAACGTGCTCCAGAATTGTTTTAGGGGTCAACAAGGGACTACCGCAGCAACCCATACGGTAGGCGGCACAGCGATTACGGTTTACTGGGAGCAAGTCCCTGCGGTTACTGTGTGGCCTGTGCCTGATAACATACAAACTTACCAGATAATTTATTGGCGTATGCGTAGGGTTCAAGACGCTGGCGATGGTATTGAGACATCTGATATGAATTTCCGGTTTTTCCCTTGTCTTGTAGCGGGGCTGGCGTTCCATATTGCTATGAAGGTACCCGAGTTTATAGACAGGGTGCCCATGCTAAAAGCAGCGTATGACGAGCAGTTTGAGCTTGCCGCAGGAGAAGACAGGGAGAAAGCCCCTGTACGATTTGTTCCTCGTGTTGGTAGGATTTAGTTGTGGGAAACAGGTTTGCATCAGCTCGCATCGCCATCGCAATGTGCGATGTTTGTGGGTTTCAGTACAAACTAAAAGTACTTAAAGACTTGGTTGTTAAGGGTAGGAATACTAATATAAAGGCGTGCCCTGAGTGTTGGAATCCTGATCAACCACAACTTAGGTTAGGGGAGTTTCCGGTAGAAGATCCTCAAGCTATTAGAAACCCAAGACCTGATAGAAGCATAGGGGTATCTGGGGATTACAGTAGCAGAGATATACAGTGGGGTTGGAACCCAGTAGGTGGTGGTAATGACCCCTATACTCTAACCCCTAATAACTTAGTAGCTAGTAGCCTACTTGGAACAGTTACAGTAACGACTACATAGGAGCAATATCATGTACAACCCTAAGAATGTTTTTGGTATGAAAGAAGTAAAGGTACATAAAGATAAAGGTGTGTACCCCTGTAAGGAGGCCCCTAAGCCTGATATGAGTGGAGTTAAAACCTCCGGTATCATGATGCGGGGATACGGTGCAGCGACTAAAGGTCGTATGTGTCGTGGGCCAATGGCCTAAGAAATGAACTACACAGAGCTAAAGGCTAATATCGAAGATATCTGCGAGACAAGTTTCACGGCTGATGAGCTTGCCATGTTCACGGAGCAGGCGGAGCAGAAAATATACAACACCGTACAGATCCCAGCATTACGTAAAAACGTAACCGGGACAGTAACGCTGAACAATGTATATGTGGATGTACCTGCTGACTTTCTGTGGTCGTATTCTTTAGCTGTTGTCGATGGAGATGGGAACTATTCATACCTTATAAATAAAGACGTTAACTTCATACGTGAAGCCTACCCAAAAGCTACTTCTACGGGGCTACCTAAACACTACGCGTATTTTAATGAGGCAGCGTTTATTGTTGGGCCTACTCCAGATGTCTCGTATACAGTAGAACTACACTATGGATACTATCCCGCGTCTATAGTTACTGCGAGTACTTCGTGGTTGGGTAATGAGTTTGATACGGTGCTATTAAATGGCGCGTTAGTTGAAGCTATCCGCTTTATGAAAGGTGAGCCAGATATGATTGAGTTGTATCAAAACATGTATATACAGGCTATGGGACTCCTTGAAAATCTCGGGAATGGTAAGTTACGGGCAGATGCCTTCCGCTCTGGGCAATACAGAACAGCAGCGAAATAGGGAGTTCACAATGGCGATCACGCAAACAATGTGTACATCATTTAAAAAAGCACTTTTAGACGGTGAAATGGACTTTAGTGCTAATACAAATCAAGCCTATAAAATTGCGTTGTATACAAATAGCGCGAGTTTAGACGCTACAACTGCGGTATATACTACTAGTAACGAAGCATCTGGCACAGGGTATACAGCGGGGGGCGTTGCACTAACGATCTCTACAGTCCCTACAACTTCAGGTACTACCGCATATTTAAGTTTTAGTAATGCTACTTGGGCTAATTCTACTATTACTGCTAGAGGAGCCTTGATATATCAAACTGGGGGTACTACACCGGCTGTAGCAGTGCTTGATTTTGGTAGTGATAAGGTTACTTCAGGGGCTACTTTCCAAGTTACGTTCCCTACAGCAAACAGCACCACTGCAATTGTTAGGGTAGCGTAATGACTAACGTAGTAGTTACAGGGGTGGTATGTACAACACAGTTGGGCGCAGTACAAGTATGGGGTACTGTATCTACAGCACAAACCCCTGATTGGCAACCCATAGCTACATGAGGTTACAGATATGACAACGCAATACACTACAATTCTTAAGCTGGCACTTCCCGTACAGGGGGAATTGAGCGGTACTTGGGGCGATGTTGTTAACAACAATATTACTCAGATGGTCGAACAGGCGGTTGCAGGTAAGGCAACGGTCAATTCATGGACTAGTAATTCTCATACATTAACTTCAGCAAATGGCACCACTGCGGAATCACGTTGCGCTATCCTTGAACTTACGGATACGAGCACAGCCTTATCCGCAGCGGGTACCGTAGTGTGTCCTGCGGCATCTAAACTCTATATCGTAGACAATAATACGGCACGGGTCATCACTGTTAAAACCGCTAGTGGTAGTGGGGTTGCTGTACCCGTGGGAAAAACAATGTTGGTGTATT